ATCGTCACGGGCTGGTCGGACATCACCCCCGTCAGCAGGTCCGCGAACTGGCCGACGTCCTCGTGCAGCAACGCCCCCTTGTGCACGAAGTTGGTGACGTTGAGCGCCATCTCAGATCCCCTTGGCTACGCAGCGCGCGTCGAGGTTACGCAGCGCTCCCCACAGCATGGCCGACATGTTGGCGTAATTGACGCCTACTGGATTGTTATTAGCCGGGTCCAGCGCCGCGAACTCGGGTGAGTTGGCGTACACGTCGGTGGCCATCATACCGATGTCAGTCGGCGTCGGCGCTGGCCCCGTACTGTCGGTGCCACCGCTTGGCGGGTCTAGCTGGTACGAGTAGATCGGGATGTTGGCCCGCACGCGCGACATGCAGGCGTCGTCAGCCAGGATCACGGCGCTGTTCTTGAGGTTGGGGTCCGAGGTCTGAATCAACTGCTGGCAGGTGATGACGTGGCCCACACCCATGTCGAAGTAGACGTAGGCGTGTGCCGACAGATACACCGTGTCAGCACTCTTGCCGATGTTGGTGCCCGGCGACACGAGAGCACTACCCAGAGCCACTACGCGCGGCGGGTCGACGTTGATGTCCGCGTTGATGACGTGCAGGCTGGTGGCCGTAGCCGTCATCGACACAGGTCCGACGATGACCGTGTTCGCGCCCACGCTGGGCGCTCTGAAGCCCCAAGGCCCCGCCATGTTCATGGTCACGTTCGAGCCGTCCCAGTTGAAGTACACCGCCCGCGAGCCTTCCCAGTCGATGCGTGTCGTCAGCACCCGACTGGTGTAGATGCCGTTGCCGTACGGGATGAACAGGCTGGCCAGGTCAGACCGGTAGGAGATGTACACCTGACGGCTGGGCTCGAAGTAGACGACGCCGCCGTCGACCTGCAGGCTGCCGTTGGTCTCCAGTGCCGCCACGCTGTTGATGCCCTTGAGGTAGTAGCCGTTGTTGGTGAACAGCAACGTGCCCGTCAGGTACAGCCCCTGCGCGCCGTCGATGACGACCGTGGTGCTGGCCGAGCGCAGGTACAGCGCGCCCGCGTCGGCCATGACGATGCCGTTGCCGCCGTCGTTGGTGTGCAGGTAGTGGCTGAAGACGTCGCCCAGCACAGTCAGGTTGGTGCCGACGCTCAGCGAGACGGGGATGGTGACCGCGCCAGCCTGCGAGATGAACAGGTGCCTGACGCCGCCCGTCCACAGGTCGAGCCCGAACTGGTTGCCCGCGCCGCCCGCCGTGCGCTGCGAGCCGATGCCCTCGCCCGACAGGCCCGTGCCGAAGTGCAGACCGGGGCTGAGCGCGGTGCCCGCGTTGGCCGCGAGGTGGTCGACGACCACATCGGTATCGGCATACATATAGCCCGCCACCTCAAGCTGCGGGGTGATCAACAGGCCCGCGCTGTCACCTGCACTGTGCCCGTGCTGGGTGGCGATACGTGACAGGTAGGTGTCCTGCGGACTGGTCGCGCCAGGCCCCCAGGCGAACTGGCCCACCGCCGAGAAGCCGAAGCTGGGCTGCGCGCTGGTTCGGTCGGGGTACAGGTCGATCAGGTTGGTGTTCTGTCCCGGTGCTCCGAAGATGCGGAACGGCACCGTCGTGACACCCTGGCTGCCGCCGACGCTGAGCGTGTTGACGAAGGTGACTGGCTGGTCGCTCATCGCCCCCGTGAACAGGTCGTAGAACTGGCGGAGGTCCGCTGAGTTGACGGGCCCCTTGACGTAGAAGTGGGTGGCGTCGAGTGGCACAGCGTCTCCTTATGCCGGCGTCTGAGTGTCGTACATGGCTAGCGGCATATCGTAGCCGTACAGGTCTGCCTGGTCTGGGTGCGATGCGGGGTCCTTGGTCCAGTCCATGTCGTACACGAACGTGGTCGTGTCGATGGGCGGGTGCGGGTTCTGCGTCTGGTCGCCCACGGTGTACTCCAGCAGCGTCCAGTCCAGCACCCACTCCGGTGTGTGGTCGGGCTCGCGCAGCGCCTCCTGCTGCTGCAGCTTGAGCACGCGCACCTGATAGACGTCATTCCACGGATCCAGATAGGGCACAGGGATGCCCTTACGGCGCATATTCCACGAGTGCAGGATCTGGATGTACGGGTTCTGCAGGTCGTCGGCCAGCGTGCTGAAGCTGCCCGACGGCACACGGGTCTGCAGCACGAACAGCCGGTACACCTTGGTGTTGAGCGAGACGCGCAACGAGAAGCCCCACAACTGCGGGGTCTGCGTCGGGTCGTCGCTGTAGAACCAGATGCGCAGCGACATGCGCTTGGCCGTGGTGCCCAGCGGGAAGGCGACCTCGCCAGCGGGCGAGGTGTTGACGATACCCAGGTCGACGAACGCCTCGCCGTCGATGCTGGCCTGCACCTTGTGGTAGCGGTTCAGACCGACGAGGTTGTCGCTGATGATGCGGACGGTGAAGCCGATCTTGTCCTCGTCGGGGAAGCCGAGGTCGATGTCGGGGATGTCGACGTAGCCCTGTGCCTGGTAGCGGCAGTTGTCGTCGTCGAGTTCCATGTCGCCGTCGAGCGGCAGCACGATCTCGCCTACGCTGGGACCCGCCGAGAACACGAGGATCGGGTTACCCGGGTACAGGTGGGTGATGCCCATCGCTCGCACATTGATATTGCTCAGATCGAGGTAAGTGTGCGGCGCGCCCGTCGACTGGTCGTTGCGGTATATCCACGTATGCCCCGCACCGTTCTGCACGGCGTAGTACAGCCAGCGTGACGTACCGGTGACGGCGGTGACGATGCCGCGCGCGTTGGGGGGTCGCCGCCAGTCGGCCGACCACGGCGCGATGCACGAGGCCGTGCCCGAATACTGGTCCGACGGGGCGTACTCCCACAGGGATCTCTCGCGCGGGAAGACCAGCGTCAGCGAGCCGCGCTGCTGGTCCGCGCCGCTGGCCAGGAGCCACTTGGTCGGGAAGCAGTTGGTCGACAGCCGCGAGTCGAACGGGATCAGGTCGTGGTAGACGGCCTGGTTGTCGACTTCGCCCAGCGCGTCGACCTTGCCCACGAACAGCAGCACCAGCCCGCCGCCTGGAGCCAGGGCGGTGATCATCGTGTCGCCGCAGGACACGGGCTTGGCGTACGCCGAACCCGGTGCGACGGACGACATGACCCTGAAGTAGTCGCCACTGCTGGGCCCACCCGCGATGTAGTTCGTGGCGTGGTCCGAGGTGTACGCCCACACGTACAGCGGCTTGACCGCGCCTGGCTCGCTGGCGTCCTGGGTCAGGTCGCTGACCGCGCCCGCCGCGTTGACCGATACGGCAGTGGCAGCGAAGCCGAAGCCGACGACGAGGATGCCCTGGTACACGCCGATAGCGGTGCCGATGGGCGTGTTCTTGCCAGGTATGTTGGCGATGACGGTCCACGTGCCCGTGATGCCGCGCGTGTACACGTTGGTGTCGGGGCCAGCGGGCGCGACCGCCAGCAGGCGCTTGGGCGAGCCCGTGTAGTCGGCGCGGTAGTCCTCACCGATCCACACTGCTGGCCCGGTTGCCCCCGGCAGCGGGTGGTACAGGATCTCGGGGCTGAGGATGGCGGGCGCGAAGCAGCAGTTGACGTTGGACGACTCCGTGTACATCGTCATGTACGTGTTGGGGTCGCCTGGCCCGTCGCTGTAGCGGCGCAAACCAGCACCGCCGATCAACGCCGCTACAGCGTGTGCACTCTCGTACGGGTTGAAGTCAGCATACTTGAGCGTGCCCTGCGCCACCTTCTCCCCGAAGCGGTCGGCCTCCTCGACGCTGTACTTGCCAGGCACAAGCTGCATCGGCATGTCGTCGATGACGACCTGATCTGCCTGGCCCGGTGCGGGGTTCGGCCATGGCGAGGCGAACGTCACTTGGTGTTCTTCCCGAACAGGAAGCCAGTTGTGCCGCTAATCACCACCAGCGCGCCCTTGGTCACCTCGTCGCCCACAGGGCTCAGGATAATCCACGTCATCGCCACGATCAGCACCAGCGCCAGGACTGCCTGGATGAGCAACTTGGCCAGTTCAAGCTGGCGGTCATCCATTACCCGCCTCGGATGAAGCTCGAACTCTTGAACGCTCCCAGGTAGCGCCAGTCTTCGGGGGACGGGAATGCCATGGCGTCGCCGTGCCCAGGCGTGACGATCCGACCAGGCTGGTGCGACGGCGCGTTGACCAGAATATCGTTCTTCTGACGCTCTAACCGGTCCAGAGCTTGCTGCCTGATCTTCTCCGCCTCACCCGTGGGGGTGCGGTTGGACAGGCTGTCCTGCAGACGGAACTCGGCCCAATCGAAGATCCACTCCAGCGCGCCGCCCTCCCACTTGCCCGAGATGGCGAGCACATCGGTATCGGCCACCAGCTTGGGGTAGTAGCCCTCTCCGAAGATGCGCAGCTTGCGGTCGGGCGGGGGCTGCACGGCGAACTCGATGGCCCAGATCTCCTGGCCGAACTGGTCCGTCCATACCCGGGGTCGCCAGTTCAAATACTCCGCATCGGCGTATGGATAGCCCACTTGATCGGGGGAGGTGTTGATCTGGATCTCTAGCCGGTAGATGTTCGACCAGTATTGCGTCGCGTCGGGGTAGTAGATCCACGTGTTGACGTTGGTAGAGACCGTGTCGTCCACGATCTTGCGGTACCACGTCAGACCAAGCTGGCTGATGGCGCTGTTGATCGCGGCCATCTTGCGGTGGCGCGGGTAGCGCATGTGGATCTCGTACTCGCCGCCCGTGATCGGGCCAGGGAAACCAGGCGCGTACAACTGCAGCAGGCTCACGTCTGGACGCCACTGCTGGCCGCGCCGCTCCAGCCCACGGTTGACACCATCGGGCGAGTTCTGGCTGCAGTAGATCCAGCCGTTGAACTGCGTCAGCGGCTGCGGGAAATACTGGATCAGGGTCGCGTCACTGAGAGAGGTCGTGCCGCCCGCGCTACTGGGCGTCGAGATGACCATGTCTCCGACGCGTTCAGCTAACTCCCGGATCAGGCTCAGCGCTGTTTGCGCCACCCTGCATCTCCAGTCTGACCGCTGGGTCCCAGGACATCTGCGGCGTCATGGTCGGGTCGGGCGTCTCCTCGACGGGCGCGGCAGGGGGCTCAGGCTCTGGCACATATAGCTCTGCCTGAAGCCGCTCTCCCACCTGTGCCATCCAGCCCTCGTACCACGACAGCGCGTACGGCGTCAGTTGGATCTTGACGTCGGAGCGGCGCATCAGCGCCATCAGATCGGTGTCGATCCTGACCACGGCGTGCCCACCCATGAAGCGCACCGTCCGGCCTGGAGTGGTGGGCATCATGATGCTGCGCGCGGGCAGCACGTAGACGTCAGCGATGGGCTTGTCGTACGTGATCATGTCTGCTCGGGCGGCACAAACCTCCGTACCGGCCCCACAGGCTGCGCGGGGGTCAGGGTACGGAAGCCGTGCTTGGACACATTGTAGATCGCCTGCTCACAGGACATGTCCTGCGGGTGGCTGACACACGGCCAGCGTGTGTGGTTGACGTTGTTGTCGACGGTCTGCAGCCCGATGTGATCCGCCGCGCCGTTCCTGACGATCATGCGTGTCCGAAGATCATCTCATAGTTGTCGCGGAAAGCGTCCGACGGGGCCGAGACGAAGGTCTCCTTCCCCGCCGAACGCGTCCTCCAGCGGGACTCGCGTCCCAGCCTGTGGTCGCGGTCGACGCCTGGGCTCGATGTACGGGTCCACGTGAAGCCACATCCCCCCTGGCGGGGGTCCGCGTTGAAGATGGACCAGTCATGGTGCGACTCGCGCACCCCCGCCTGGCTACCTTCAGACCGGTGGGCGGCGTCGACTTCGAGGCACCCGTCATTCGGGCACGTGTCGTAGTAGTCGCCGTCCTTGTGCGGGTTGACGGGGGGATCGATGTGATCCCCCTCGATGTGTACGACGGTCACGACTGGCTGGAGCCAACCTCCCCACGGAACAGCCACGCGTTGCGCGTGCGGCTGTAGCCCTCGATGCCGTACCAGCCGAACGTCAGGAAGCGGCCCAGACGGTCAAACGGGCCAGTGACGACCGTCTCACCGTATGGGCCAGTCCAGTCTGACGCCGCCTTGGTGACGGAGTTGGGGCCGAATACCGGCACAGGGTACACGGAGTTGTTGTTGTTGACGACTGCGCCGGAAGCGTGCGCAAAGCGCAGACCGGCCGCGTCGCCAGGACCTGGGTCCAGTGCAAACCCGGAGATCGTGGTGCCTGCCACACCTGTGACCATGAAGAGTTCGTTGGAGTCGCTCCAGACGTTGCCAGGCTCGGCTGCATCCTGAATGGCCAGCCACATGCCGACCGCCACGCCCGTGCCCGAGGCGACGCTGATGGTCGTATCGCCAGGGTTCGCCGCCGCAGACAACGTGGTGGCGACCGCCGTGGTGGGAGCCGCGCCCGCGCCCCAGAAGCCCTTGGCGTTGGCGGTAACGATCATACGCAGGCCCGCCCAGTAGGCAAGCTCGCCGTTGAACAGGATCTCGGGATGGCTGTACTGGGCCATCGCACGCAGCCCGCCGTTGGTCGGGTCCTGCATCAGGTCGTAGAACACGAACGGGTGGATGGCCGTGGCCGTCGCGCCGTCCTCGTACAGCGGCATCTTGGCGGAGCGCGCCGCGACCAGCGACAGCAACTCGATGAACTTGATGCTCATCTGGTCGCCCGACTGCGCCTGCCCATTGAACTGTGCTCGGGCGGTGTGCTTGTTCTGGAACCACACCCTGGAGCCCTGGCCGAAGACAGCCCGGGCAATATAGTCGTACGACTCGGCCAGGTTGTAGCCATTGATGTACGCGGCCTGCTTGTACACGTCCGCGTACGCCGTGGCCACGAGGAACTTGGTCACCTCAATCGCGTTGCCGTACTCAGACAGCGTGACGACGACCTCGGAGCCGCGCATC